GCCGCACGGCCGTCGAGCGCGAGAAGGAGGCCATCGCCCGCCGGCGCGGCATCGTGACCCAAGCCGAGGTCGTGCGCCAGCAGCGCCTGCGCGTCACGCAGGAGCGCCTCCTGCAGCGAGCCCGGACGGTGGAGGAGGAGGCTCAGCGCAAGCTCACGCGCGAGCTGCGCCGCACGGCCGTCGAGCGCGAGAAGGAGGCCATCGCCCGCCGGCGCGGCATCGTGACCCAAGCCGAGGTCGTGCGCCAGCAGCGCCTGCGCGTCACGCAGGAGCGCCTCCTGCAGCGAGAGCAGCGCCGGACCGCGCGCGTCGAGCGCGACCACTCGCGCGCTCTCGCGGAGTATGCTCGTCGGCAGCAGCTCGCTGCGCGCGCGGAGGCGCAGCGCCGCTCGACAGCGGTGGCCTTCGCGACCGAGCAGCAGCGCATCGCGCGAACGACCGCCTCGCTGATCGAGCCGCTGCGCAACGTCAAGCAGCGGCTCGAGGCGGTCGACCGCCAGGGGAAGCGGACGGGCGGGACGTTCCAGTCGCTCTTCTTCACGTTCCGGCGTCTCGTCGGCGTGTTCGCCGCGTTCGCGATCGCGCGCGCCCTGCTCGACGGGTTCCGCTCCCTGGTGACGGAGTCGATCCGCTTCAACGCGCAGATCGAGACCGCGCGGCTCGGTATCTCGGCCGTCATCGCGGCCGCCGGCGACGTGCGCGACGCGCTCGGCGGAGCGGCCGACACGGCGCAGCAGTTCGCCATCGCGCAGCGGGAAGCGAGACGCCAGGTTAAGCTCCTTCGTCAGGACGCCCTCGCCACGAACGCGACGTTCGAGCAGCTACTCGACACCTTCCAGGTGGCGATCGGCCCCGGGCTCGCAGCCGGGCTCGACATCGACGAGATCCGGCGACTGTCCATCCGGATCTCGCAGGCTGCGACCGCGATCGGCCTGCCCCAGAACCAGCTCGCCGAGGAGATCCGGTCGATTCTGTCGGGCACCATCCAGCTACGCACCACGCGTCTCGCCGCGGTGCTGGGTATCACGAACGAGGACGTCCGCAACGCGCGCGAGCTCGGGCAGCTCACCGAGTTCCTGAACGACCGTTTCGAGGCGTTCGGTGTCGCCGGTGAAGAGAGCCTCCGGACGTTCAGCGTCCTCATCACGAACGTGGCCGACGCGATTCGGCAGGTGCTCGCGGCCGGCACGGAGGAGGTGTTCGACGAGGTCAAGCTGCTACTCGAGGACGTCTTCCGCACGGCGGGCGAAGTCGACGACCAACTGCGCATCACGGGCCTCAGCCCGCGCGCCGTCGCACTCGTGCGCGAGCTGGCGAACGGGCTACGCGTTGCGGTGGCCGAGGGGCGGCGGCTGGTGGAGGCGCTGCAGTTCGAGGAGCTGCTGCAGACGGCGCGCGCGATCGGGGCCGTGATCGGGACAGTCTCCCGCGCTGCTGGTGCCGCGATCGAAGGCGCTCTCCTGGGCTTGAACGATGCCCTCACGGTCGTGAACGCCATCGCCGGTGCGGTGAGCGGGATCGGACGAGCCTTCGCGGCGCTGACCGGCTCGGATTCGCTGTTCTCGAACATCCTGCAGTCGGCCATTCGGCTCGCCACGCTGTTCGGCACGCTGCGCCTTACCTTCGTCGCGATCCAGAGCCTGGCGCGACTGATCTTCTTCAACACGCTGGGCCGCGGAGCTCTCCTGCTGGCGAACATCGCGCAGCGCGTGCTGGGCATCCAGAAGAGCTTCATCGCGATCTCCGGAGCTCTGCGGTTCTTGCTGCTGTCGCCGGTGGGGCTGCTGTTCACCGGGATCGCTGTGGCCCTGGGCGTCGTCCTCGCGCGCACGGGAATCATCCAGCGTACGTTCAGCTTCTTCGCAGACGACGTGGAGCGCGCGGAGGTCGCGACGATCGACCTCGCACAGCGCTTCGAGGACTTGCCCGCGCGCATCGCTGGCGGTGTCGGCCAGCTCGAGAAGTTTGCGGAACAAGTGAGGGAGATCGACGAGGAACTCGAGAGCGTCACCGAGCGCGCTCTGTTCGACCTCGCGACGGTGGGGCTCACCGGAGGTATCCAGCAGCAACGTCGCGCGCTGGTCGACGCGCAGCGCCAGACGCTAGAGGAGACCGAGGCGATCTCCCGCGAGCTCGACAACGCGCAGGCCGATCTCGTCGGCACGCAGCGTACACGGCTGCGCCTGACCGAGCGCGTCGCTCGCGAAGAAAACAACGTCCGCAACATCGTCGAGGAGGGTGTCGAGGTCGCCACACAGCAGATCCAACTCGAGCGCCGACGCGCGCAGCTCCAAGCCGACGCCCAGAGCGCCTTGCTGGACCAAGAAGTTGCCATAGCGGAAGCCGACGGCGAGGGCCTGCGGCGAGCGCGGCAGCAGATCGTGGTGGCAGGACAGCGCATCCTCGCGACCGAGAGGCTGATCGAGGCGAACGACGAGGAACTGAAGCAACTCCAGACGAACCTCGAGCTGGCGAGCAATCTAGGTCTCGTGTCGGAGGAGCAGCGGGAGCGCATCGCGCCCCTGATCGAGGAGATCGTCTCCGCGCAGGGAGAGGAGGTCGTCAACCAGCAGCGGGTCAACGAGCTCACTCGGGCCAAGCTCGTCTTGGAGCGCCAGATCGGTGAGGCGTTCGCTCTTCGCATCCGAGCCCTCGCGGCGGAAGAGACCCAGCGCCTCTCTGCCGCGAACGCCGAGCTGCAGGTCCAGGCCGACGCGCTGCAGCGCCTCGCGCAGGCGCGCACGAACATCTTCGACACCGACTCCACCGAGCTGCAGCGCGCGCAGGCGCAGAACGTGCTCGAGGCCGAGCGCGCGCGATTGGACATCCTCCGTCAGCAGCAGGGGATCGAGCGACGAGCGCTGGGGGTCCTCCTGGAGAAGGCCGAGGGGACGAGCGTCCAGAACGACCTGGAGCGTCAACAGGAGGCACTCCTCGAGAACCAGCAGCTCGAGCGCGAGATCATTAACCGGCGCATCGCCGAGGCGCAGCGCGCGGTGGAGGTCTTCCGCATCGCCGCGGAGCAGCCCGTGCGCGGGGGCATCCTCTTCGCGGTGCAGGAGTTCGGGCAGAGCGCGGCCAACATGTTCGAGAACACGGTGCAGATCATGCGCCGCACGTTCGAGGGGTTCACCGAGTTTGTTTCGCGGTCCATTGTCGACGCGTTCAACCCCCAGGCGCAGGAGCAGACGATTCTTCAGCGCTTTGGGTCGCTACTGACGAGTATTGCTCAGCTCATCACGCAGAAACTGGTAGAACTCGCTACCCTGCGGCTGCTCCTCGGGCCGTTCGGTGTGAACCCTGGCACGCTGGGACTGAACCCGGGACAAGTGCAGGGCATCTTCGACTTCTTCAGCTTCCACAAGGGCGGCCTCGTCGGGAAGCGCCGCGGTACGCCCACGCCTGCCCACGCCCTCGCGGGTGGCTACGCCGGCGGCGGCGGGGTCGGCGATGGGCCGCCCCCCGGCGTGCACCCGAAGGACACCGTCGCCGCGTGGCTGCAGCCCGGCGAGTTCGTGCACACGACCGCCGCGGTGCGCGAGTACGGCACGGCCTTCATGGAAGCCATTCGCCGGCGCGCGGTCCCCCGCGGGCTCGTGCACGCTCTCATGGGCTCGCTGAGTCTCGGCAAGCTCCGCGCCCGCGGGACCAAGGGCCCCGGGTTCCAGACCGGCGGTGCGGTCGCCGGCAGCGGGTCGGGGTTCTCGGCGCCCACCGGCCCGGGCGGCGGCCTGGCCGTGGCCGCCGTGGCGCCGACCGAGCGCAACCTCGCGCGCGCACAGCGCGGCGGGCGCGTGGCTCGCCGTCGGGCGCTGGCTGAGGACCGCGAGTTCCTGCGCGGGATGGTGACTCAGCGATGACCGTCGTCCCGCTCGATCTCCCCGATCCTCTGCCGATCCCGTTCCGCGCGAACTGGCAGACGCGCGTCACCTTCGAGAACGAGGGCAGCACGAACGTCGACGAGGCGCGGGAGACCGCTGCCGAGGACCGTCGGCAGCTCTGGGATCGGCCGGCCAGGGGCTTCTCTGTCGCGCTCACCGGCCTGGCGCAGGACGAGGCGAACAAGCTCTGGATGCGCGTGCTCTCGATGTCGCGCGCGCGGACCGTCGTGCCCGTCTACCAGGACGAGATGCGCACGACAGCGAGCTCCTCCGGCACGACCCTCAACGTCGACACCGCCCTGCGCCGTCTCTTCGTGGGCGCGCGGGTGCTGGTCTTCGACCTCGATACCGATGGATACCCCGACCAGTTCGAGTACCGCACGATCGCCGCCGTGAACGCGAACGACATCGACCTCACCGGCGATGCCCTGAGCAACACGTACGCCGCCGGCTCCTACGTCTTCCCCGTGATGGATGTCGAGATCGAGCTCGAGTCCTCGTCGCTCCGCCTCGCCACGGACGACAAGGCCACGGTCGTAATCGCCGGGACCGAGGTGGTGGGCCCGTCGGCGCTTCCCTACCTCGAGAGCGGCAACCCGACCGGGTTCGGCACCTACCTCGGCGATCCGATCCTGGACGTCGAGCACGACTGGACCGCCGAGGCTGTCGCCTCGGTTACGAGCCCCGGGGAGAGCTTCGGGCTCGGCCGCGGGGTGATCGTGGAGCCTCGCGCGGAGCGCGGGCGGGTGCAGTACACGCTCGCGCTGAACCAGCTTGGCCGCGACGTGGCCTGGCCCGTGCAACGCTTCCTGGAGTCGCGCGCCGGACGACGCCGGCCGTTCTGGATGATCTCGCCGCAGAACCTGTTCGAGGTCGTAGCCAGCACGACGACGCACATCGACATCGCTCCCGTCGGGAGTGTCGAGCACCTCCAGGACTTCCTCAGCCACGTGGGAATCGTAGAGCACGACGGGGACGTCCACATTCGCGGCGTGGACAGCGTCGTGGACATGGCGACGTTCTGGAGGGTCACCTACGACTCCACCATCCCTGCCCCACCGAACCTCTCGGAGATCTGCAAGGTCACCTCCGCGCACCGAGTGCGGCTCGCGGACGACGTGTTCCGCGAGGAGTGGACGACGCCGGAGGTGGCGAGCTACTCGGTCACGTTGATCGACCTGCTGCAGGAGAAGACCTCGACGGTGTCGGGCGCTCAGATCCCCGACCCGACCATCAACAGCATCGCCGACGTCGACGACCTGTACTTGTGGTGCAGCGCGAGCGGGAACGCTTGGGTGTCGGAGATCTCTCCCTTCGGCCCGGACCGCGTGACGCGACCGTTCCCGCTGGGGGTCTCCCTGACCGGCAGTGACGTGGACTTCCTCCTGGACTGCCGACAGGACCACGACGACCCCTCGCTCAACGAGCCGTACCTGCAACGCCACGGGGCGGCGAACACGGCCCCCGGGCTCGCGTACTTCTCGAAGTTCTGGCCCAACCACGGGCAGCGCACTTTATACCACTTCGCGATCACGCCCAACTTCGCGGGCTTCTCCCTCGAGAACAGCCAAGAGCCGTTCTTCGACAACACGCTCGGCATGACGATCTTCGTGTGTGCGCGGTTCGCTGGACTCACGGACCCCGCAGCTTCACGCGTGTTAGTGAACCGTTCGGGAGTCTTGGAGTGGGAGAAGGGGGCCTCCTTTTCGACGGACGGGCACGTGCGCTTCTTCGCGACGGCTGACACCTCGGTGCCGGCCGCCGACATCACCTACACCCAGCCGCTTGACTCGGCGCTCTACATCCTGGCCGTGCGTTGGGACCCGGGCGTCTCGGCTGAGGTCTTCATCGACGGGGGCGCCGCGGCCGGCTCCGCGGCGAGCCCTGCCGCTAGCCTGGACACAGCAACGCGCGACACCGACGTGCTGCAGTTCCGGGGCAACATCTTCGGCGGCGGTGGCGGCCTGCCGCAGGGCCCGAACGACAACATCGAGCGTATGGCCTTCTCGAACGAGTTCCTGATCTTCCGGCGCGCGCTTACCGACGAGGAGATGGACCTGGTCGGCGACCACATCGCCAAGATGTACGGGCTCGAGTGGAGCGACGTGCTGTGACGTTCGCGGACCCGCACAAGGAGCACTACCTTGGAGTCGAGCTGTCGTTCGGGGGGACGGACTTGCCCGTGCCTGCCGGAGACGGGGGACTGTTCGACGATGACCCGACGTACGTGCGCCTCACGAACTACACGACGGACGTGACCCTGGACGGCGAGACCTTCTCGTCAGCGCCGGAGATGGAGGTGCGCTTCGGCAAGAACTCGGGCTCCCTCGGTGACGGGAAGACGCACGTCGACGTGAAGCGCGCCTACATCCCGGACGAGCTCACGTCAGGCTTGCACGCGCCGGTGGACGTTCGGGTCCTGGAGTTCGTCGGGGGAGACACCGGAGACGAGACGCGCGTGAGGTTTCGCGGCGTGATCTTGCGGACGCTGCGCAACGTCGAGGGCCAGAGCGGGATCGACCGACTCGTGTGCAGCACGATGAAGCGGCTGCTCGATCGCTCGGCGAACCCGCCGGCCGACCACCTGTGCGTCTGGAAGCTGTTCGGCAAGGGCTGCGTGACGTTCGACCAGAACCCCGATATCGGTGCGCTGACGGGCCAGGGGCCCGGCTCGGGCCTCGCGGCGGAGATGTCCGGCTGCGACCTCGCGTCGATTGACGGGACTACGGCCACGATCGAGGACTTGGTCGACAAGGGCACCGGACGTGGAAACATCTGGCAGGCCGGCTACCTGGAGTACCGCGGCCTGCGCATCTGGATCCGGGACTGGGACAAGGACGACACGACGCCCGGGGACCCGGGACGCGTGGACACGACGTTCAAGCTCTCTCGGCAACCGCCCGCGTCCTGGATCGGGCAGCGCGTGCGCGCGGTGCCGGGCTGCCCGAAGACGATCGAGGAGTGCATCCAGCGATGGGACAACGAGCTCAACTTCGGTGGGCTGGGCCACGCGATCCTGCCCTACAACCCGCTGATCGACGACGCGCCGTGCTAGCACGCATCGACGAGGTCGTGCGCTCGTGGGCGGGGACGCCGTACATGAGCGGGCAGCAGGTCAAGGGCCCCGATGGCGCGGTCGACTGCGTGCGCTTCGGCTGCGGCGTACTCGACGAACTGTACGGGCGTCGACGCGAGCTCCCCCGCAACCTGCCGCTCGACACCGCGTTCCACGACCGCGAGGCTGCGATGGCGGGCATGCGACGCCTGCTGCGCCTCTACCCCGAGCTCGAGCGCGTCGAGGAGCGCGACGACGAGGGGCGCTTGATCGTCGAGCCCTCGGACGTGCTGGCGACGGGCCCGAAGCACGGCGGCCCCGGGCACCTCGTGCTCGTCGGCGTGCGCCCGAACACGTGCTGGGAGGCCAGCCACCCGCGGGTACGGGAGATCGGGGTCGGGCTCGACCCTCGCGTGATGCACGTCTTCCGCGTCTACCGCGCCCGCGACCGCGCGAGGTGGGTGGCATGAGCAACTTCGCCATCCAAGCCGGCGTCGCCATCGCGGTGAGCTACATCGGGGGGCTGCTGCAGAAGAAGCCCAGCGATTCTCCCGTGCAGGACTTCAAGCCGACCCCGACGGTCGAGCGCGGCTCGCCGACCCCCCTGCTGATCGGACGCGAGCTCGTCGCGGCCTCGATGCTGTGGGCAGGCAACCGCACCAGCGAGACCGAGGAGGGCGAGGGGGGCAAGGGCTTCGGCGGCGGCGGCGGCCCCGGCCAGAAGATCTGGTACGAGGAGGGGTGGCACGCGATCTGCGTGGGCCCGGTGCGTCGCCTGTGGAAGATCGAGGCCAACGGCAAGGTGATCTTCAACGGCCCGATCGATCCGAACTCGCACCCCTCCGGCACCACGATCGACCTGGGCGATGAGGGCGAGTTCCAGATCTACTGGGGCGAGCAGGACCAGCCGGCGAACACCGACCTCGGGGACGCCGAGCGCATTGGCATCACCTCGCGGTGGCCCTTCATCTGCTACGTGTGGTGGAGCAACAAGCGGCTAGGCACGAATCCCGTGTGGCCGCGCATGCGCTACGAGGTGGACACGGTGCCGTACGACTCCCGGCTCTGCGGCTCACCGGCGTACTTCTCGCCGTCGCGCACGGCGACCGGCGACCCCCACGACATCGGCGACACGATGGACGGCGTTGTCGGCACGAACTACGTCGAGGTCGACGGCAAGCAGTTCGACGGCACGCTCGACTTCAAGCCGGGCCGCTACGCTCGCATCGCCAGCAACACGATCTCGGACGGCGACTACCTGATCGAAAGCGTCGAAAAGCAGAGCGGCAGCGTTCGTCGCATCTTCCTGGCCAAGACGATCTCGGGGCTGACCGACGACGTCGGGACCGTGCAGCCGGTGATCGAGAACCCCGACGACGGGGTGAACCCCGCCCACGCGATCGACCAGATCCTGTTCGCGGGCGCTCCGCACGGCATGGCTCTCGACCGCGGCCTCTTCGACGTAGCTTCCCTAGAGGAGGTCGGCCGCATCGCGTGCACGGAGAACCTGCGCACGACGCTCTTGGCGAACGACTTCAAGAGCGTCGCGTCGATCGTGTCGGACCTGTTACAGGACCTCGGGGTCCTGCTGCCCCAGGACCCCGTCACCGGGCTGTACCGCTTCGTGGCGATCCGGGAGACGGCCGACTTCGCTGTGCTGACCGACGACGAGATCGTCGGGGCGCTGCCCGAAGTGGAGACGATCCAGCTCGACGAGCAGCAGCGCGACCGCAAGCTGTTCACCTACCGCGACCGGAACAGGAACTACTCCGAGATGCAGGTCGGTATCGACGACGACGGCTCGGCTGGATTCCTGGAGCTGTTCGGTGTCGAGAAGATCTCGATGCCGACGGTGCGGGACTTCACGACCGCGGAGGTTGTCGCCAAGCGCCGCGACCAGGAGACCTACAGCAACCAGGACCGCGTGAGGGTGAAGGCCGACCGCAACGCACGCGACATCATGCCGGGGCATCGCTTCACGATCCCGGACATCGACCAGCCGTACCTGTGCCTGGAGGTGGAGCAGCCCGACACGGACAGCGCCGAGGTCGAGCTCACGGGCGTACCCGACTACTACGGCATCCCCGCGGCGGACTCGACGACGCTCGCCGACGGCGGGGGCATCCTCGGCTCGGTGCCGGACACCGACGAGGACCCGGCCGTCATCCCGATCGAGCTGCCGCACGTGCTCAACGCGGAGGGCAAGGTCGTCGCCGGCCTGGCGCGAATCCGGCGCTCGGCCGCCGTCCCGAACGCGGCGGTCTACCTCTCGCCGGACGGCACCACCTACTTCAAGCTCGGGAACGAGGGCGGACTCCACACCGGCGGGGGGCTCGACGAGGCGCTGCTCGCGACCGGGCCGTCCCTGCTCGACGAGGGGCCCGTCATCAACGCGCTGGGGCCCGACATCGCGAACGTCCTCGACCTCTCCGCCGCCGGCCAGGAGGAGAACTGGCGCCGCGGGAAGCAGATCGCCGTGGTCGGGTCGGGCACGGCCCAGGAGATCTGGTTCGTGCGCTGGCTCGAGTCCCTCGGCGGTGGGCAGTACCGACTGCGTGAGGTGCTGCGGCACCGCGCCGGCACGACCAAGCAGGCGTTCGCGGCGGACACGCCCGTCGTGATCCTCGACCGAGACGACGTGCAGCTCTTCGAGAACCTCGTGCTCGCGCCGGAGACGACCGTCTTCTGGAAGAGCCTGCCGCAGGGGAACAACCCTCTCGGCCTCGACGAGGTGACGGCGCAGGAGCACGACCTCTACGGGTTCGGCGTTCGTCCCGTGCCGATCACGGCGTTCCGCGCCGGCGATTCCGGCGGGCCGACGAGCTTCAGCTACTTCCTTGACGAGGACGTCGAGCTGGCGTGGGCCTACCGTAGCCCGCCGGCCAAGCCGTACGACGGCGCGGGCCTCACGCCCGCGGGGGTCGCAGTGTTGTCCGACCCGGGCGTCGACGGCTTCATCCGACTCGAGCTCATGGACCAGAACTCGACCGTGCTGCGTACGGTCGACCTGACCGGCGGCGAGAAGAACTACACCTGGACCAAGGCGCAGTACGTGTCCGACCTCGGCCTCTCTCCAGGCTACTCGTTCGACACGCCGCTGAAGGCACGCATCTTCGTGGTGAAGGGTTCCCAGACGTCCGAGCCCGTCACCATCGACATCGAGAACTTGGGCGGCACCATCACGTAGGAGTAGAACCGTGGCGAAGCAGACCTTCCCCGCAGTCGACTCGGAGAGCCTCGGCTGGGACGCCGAGCTCGAGAGCTGGCGCGACATCCTCGCGAATCAGCCGTACCCGCTCGTGAGCTTCGCGACTGTCGGCGCGCTGCCGACCGCGAGCCAGAACGACGACGGCCTGTGCGTGGTCGCGACGAACGACGACGTCGACTACACGGGCATCATGCCGCACCTCAGCACGGGCTCGGGCTGGATCAAGCTCGCCCCGCAGGCGAACGAGGTGGCGGACCTCACCGACAGCAGTGGCGGGTCCTCGGGAGGGGACACCATCGCGGTCATCTCGGATCCGGGCGACGCGCCGGCGACAGCCGACGCGCTGCGCGACGACCTGGTCGCCAACACGATCGCCGAACTCCGAGACGCCATCGCGACGCTGGCGGCCAAGTTTAACGAGCACCTGGCTGCCGAGAAGGACACCGGAGCGATGGCCTCCAGCTAGCAGTACCCGGTGCGTCGTGGCACCGTCGGGGGCCCCGCGGGCGGAGTGATCTGCCTCGGGGCCCCCACTTTCCCTAGCGCGCGGCCGGAGCCAGCGCGGAGGCGATCACGACGGTGCGGCACTCCCAGTGGTACGGGGGGAGCCCGAGGCCCGCGAAACGCGCGAGGGCGCGGCCCCTGTCGACGTCGTTCGCCTCCCCCGAGGAGAGTAGCGGCCACGCCCCCACCGCGGCGTCGAGGTCGTCGGAGAGTACCGCGCGGCGGTAGCGCTCGAGCTGCTGACGGGCTCGCCCGACCGCCACGACGCGGCCGTGTACGATGCCGCAGAAGGGCGTGGTGGAGGCGTCCGGCCCGTCCGGCGGATTGTTGAACGCCACGAGCGTCTGCGGCGCCACGGCGCCGGCGGTGGCCGCCAGGAAGCCCCCGACGTTGTGCCAGCGGTAGGCCCAGGCCGCCACGGTCGCCGGCACCCACGACGGCCCCTCGAGCCCCAGGACGGCTCGGAGCTCCTGCCTCCACGCCTCCCTCCCGCCGCCGGCGCCGGCCTCGGCCGGCACGCGCACGGCCCCGTCCGTCAGGAACAGCCTCACGAGGCGCTCGAGCTCGTCCGCGCGCTGAAGGGCCCGGCCGCGCAGCAGCAGCGTCAGGTCTCGCTCAGCGGCCAGGAGCGTCTCCTGGGCCGGAGCGGAGGCGAGCCGCAGTGAGCCGCCCGAGGTGCGCGCTCCTGTCGCGAGGAGGCGCTCGGCGGCCTCCCGGACCGCCCGGCGCCGGCGGGCCGGCAGGGGACGCTCCAGGCCCCGACGGAAGCTCAGCAGCAGGGCGGCCACGAGGGTCTCCAGGAGCCGCCGGCGTTCGGCGCCGGTCCGCTCGGCCAGAGGATCGACGTCCGAGGTCGGCGAGGTGTCGGGCAGGGCCGCGAGCTCGGCCTCGAGCTCTGCCGCGGCGTCGCCGGCGACCTCGCGCCAGTGGTCCTCGGCGAGCTCCTGCACGGCCGCCACGACGGCCTCGACCTCCGGCACGCCCTGCTTGCGCAGGCACTCGACGACGGCACCGACTACGGGGTCTATCACTTCGCGTCCTCCTCCTTCGGGGGCCCGGGCACGAACTCGCCCGAGGCCAACTTCCTCGCCAGCGAGCTCGCCCCCGTACCGTGCGGTGGGTTCAGGGCGTGCACGTACTCGACCATCGTTGCTCTCTTGCCGCACTTCGTGCAGACGCCGGCCGATGTCTTGCCCCCCGCGCCCGCGTAGACGTGCGTCTTCACGATCTTCCCGCCGCAGCCCGGGCAGATCACGACCCGCCCCGGATCTGCATACCGACGCGTTGCTCGAGGCTCACGTGGTCGCTGCGGTGCTGCACCTCGGGACCGACCTTCTTGCCCGGGCCGTGGCCCACGTGCTGTCCCCCCACTGTCGCGAAGTCGTACAGCGCACGCACGAACGCGTCGGCGCGGTCGGGGCTGTCGTGCCCCTCCTTCATGTACGCGTCCTTGCTGTAGATGATGAGCTTGCCGTGCTTGTTCGTCGTGTAGCGACGCGTCGAGAGCTGCGCGATGAGGCGCTGGTCCCGCGGCAGGTACATCCTCTTGCGGCGCGCGAGTCGCGCCACGTGGAACCACGCCTCGGTGATGAAGTCGGCGTACTGTTGGCTGTCGTGGGCCGTGCCCTGAGCGTGGGCCTCATAGACCCGGCACCCGCGGCGCCGGCGGAAGTTGCCCATGACGCCCTGGCCCAAGCCGCCGGCGTCGGGGACGTACAGGGTCTGGTGGTTCGTCCAACCCTTCTGCGACTGCATCGCGAACGCCCGGTCGACGACGTCGTTCGGATCGACGTGCACGCTGATCCACTGGTCGAGGATCGCGTTCCCGAGGCGCTGGTAGATGACGTTCTCGTCGCCGCCCCAGCGCGCGAAGTCGATCCCGAACTGGTGCGGCCGAACGAGGTGGCGCCCTTCCGTGCGTTCGACGCGCGCGAGGTCGAGCATGCTGGTGCGAGTACAGACCTCGAGGTCTTCGCTGGAGATGACGCTGTCGGGGTCCTGGAAGGGGAACTCGCCGAGCACGCGGATTCGGTAGACGTCGGAGTCGCGCCCGAACTCGCGCTCGATCTCGAGGTTGCGCTCGGGGTTGAGGATCTCGGGGTTCGTGCGCGCAGTTTCCTCGGAGTTCAGCGTGTACAACCACCACCACTCGCGCAGGGAGTTGAAGCAGTCGAAGAACGAGCAGTCCCGCAAGTTCGGGTTCCCGATCATCAGCATCAGCACGTCGGGGTCGGAGATCGTGCCCTTGAACTGGGTGACGATCTCCCGGTCGATGCCGGACGCCTCTTCCATGATGATCGACAGGGTGCTACCGAAGCGCTCGTACGGGACGTGGTAGCCCTGGGCATTCTTGGGGTCGGTGGCCGTGACCGTCTTAACGCCCCAGTCGGGATCCCCGCAGATCGTGACCTTCGTCGACAAGACCTCGACGATCCTCTGGATGGCCGGGTCCGCGCCGGCCATGATTTCTCGCCCGCGCGTGAGGAACGCATCGCGGCACTGGCGTTGCGTCGGTGCTGTGAGCACCGCGAGCGACTTGTACGCTTGGATCACGCGGAACAACGCGATCACGAACGCGATGGCGCTCTTGCCGTTGCCCTGGCCGCTCTTAGCGGCCATGAAGTTACGGAGGATGCCCTCGCGCTTCGCCTGGTTGACGCGCTCTAGGATCACTGCTTGCTGCGGCGTCGGCGTGAAGTTCAGGGCCCTGCACAGCGCGAAGATGTCTTCGCGGATCGTGCGATAGAGCTCCTCGAACCGCCGTGCGGCGCGGGAGACCACGGGCTACCCCGGGATGACGATGTAGCCGCCCTGCAGCACCATCAACACCACAGCCGTCACGACGGCCGAAGTGGCGATGCCGCCGACCCAGAGCAGCGCCCGCACGTGCGTTGCCAGGCGCGACACGTCGGCGGCCAACCCGCCGCGACCGTCCTCGCCGAAGAACGCCTTGTCGAAGCGTTCGAGCCGCCGCTCGTTCGCCACGACTCGAGCTTCGAGCATGTTCAAGCGAGTCGCCTCGCTCAGATCCATCGACTAGCTCTCGCTCTCGGCCTCGGGCTCGTCGGCCTCGGGCTCGTCGGCCTCGGGCTCGTCGGCCTCGGGCTCGTCGTTGAGCAGACCGCCGACGGTGTCGGCCGCGCTCGGCTGGTCGGGGATCGCCTCAGCCGCGGCGCCCACGATGTCCGGCACGCTCTCGGTGCTGCCGGCGGTCGAGAGCTGACCGACGTAGACGTTGATGTTGCCGGCGACGTCGCCCTGGGGGTAGACGTGCGCTTCGGTCACCTGCGGACCGGAGCAGGCGAGTGCGAGGAGGGCGATGAGCAGGAAGGCGAAGGTCTTCACGATCATGGTCTCGGTGAGGGTTCGTGGCACGAACACTCCATCCTACCAAGAAGGCCGGAGATCGCTCAAGAGCCTGGGCCGAGCCGGGGCTGGGGTGCCGGGGCGTCCAGGACCTTCTGGGGCGCCGAGACGCGCCGGATTACGGCCGCGAACTCCTTCATGGCGTCTTCCGGCTCGGAGCGAGTGATGCCCTTCGCCAGCATCCACGCCTTGATCGTGGAGAGCTCGGCGCGCTCGTCGCCGGCGACCTCTCGGCACCGGCGCGCTAGGTCTTCCAGGCGTGCGCAGGCCACTGCCCGATCGATCTCGAGGTCGACCTCGTTCGTCGCCAGGCCGTACGCGGCGGCCATGCGCAGGAGGTGCTGGATCTCGACGTCGGCCAGGCCGTAGCGGCGGTGCAGGCTGCGGCGGGTCTGCTCGCGACTCGACGCGACGAGCTCGCGCCATACCTCGCGGACGAGGACATCCTCCCACGTCAAGATCTCCTGCACGGACGGGAAGAGCAGCCTTACGGTGCGGGGATCGAACATCCCGTAGAGCCCGTACCGACCCTCGTCCGGGCTCTCGACACTCGCGTGTACGACGCCCAAGTACGCGGTGACGGAGCGGAACGCACGCAGCCACGCGGCTAGGCCCTCGTCGTGTTCCGGGTCGTAGCGATCGGAGACCGCCCCGTTGTCCAGGTACTCCTCCGGCACGCGCGGTGGGAGTAGCGGCACGCCGTCCGGCGCGTTGACCTCCTCGACCACGTCGAGGCGTGACCGGGCGTAGGCATTCATGTCAGGTAGAGCGCCGGCGTCGCCGTCGTGGAAAGCGTCCCAGCGATCCGTGAGTAGGCCGTCAGTCAGCGTCTGGTCGTGCGCGACCAGGGACTTCAGGACGGAGACCTCGCGCATCCACCTGTACGCTACTCGCACGCGAAACGGGTGGAGGTCCTGCATCGTGAGCTGCTGGCGCAGGAAGACCCGACCCATCGTGAGCTCGAGCTCGCGGTGGCTCGTCTGGGTGTCTGGCTCTTCTTCCCCCTCGCCGGCCACCTCCAGGCGCTGAGCGTCGCGGTGCTCCGGCATGTTCGGCTCGAGCGCGAACCGCGCACCGTCGGTGTCGGGCGCCGGCTCGTCTTCGCGCGGCGCGAGGGGCATGCGACTACGAGCACGTTGACGCTCCTCGGCTAGCGCGTGTCGCGAGCTGCGCTCGGCCAAGGAGAAACGGTCGTGGTCGGGGGTGTCGGTCACGGTCGGCTAGAGGTTCTCGGCGACCTCGAACCAGACGACCTCGGTTCGCTTCTCGTTCACGCCGGCCTCTAAGACGACGTACCCCTGCCGCCGCCACGCCTTGCCGGACCTGGCGTTCGCGGCATCGAAGTCGCCGGCTACGGAGAGAATGTGCATCTGTCCGTCCGTGCCGTCGGTAGTGAACACCGCGGTACGCGAGAACTTCGTTCCGTCCGGACGCGTGATCGTGATCGACATCGACTCCGCGGCGCTGATGTCCACGGACACGCAGGTCCCGGTCGTCTCGTCGAACTCCTCGACGACGACGCCCACGAGCGTTCCGATGTCGCCGACGTGGATCTGTGGGTTGCAGGCGCTCACCTGTGCGTCTCCTGGAGGATGGCTGCCTTCAGCCCATCGTACACCGCCACGCGCGCCTTGCGAAGGTCGCGCTCGGCGATGCCGCCTGGGGGGTGCGAGGCGAGAATCACTCGAGCCGCGACGAGCGTGGACGTCAGTACGGCAGCTCGGAGGAAAGACCTCACGAGCGGCGCCGGCTCGGCGACATCGCTCGCATGTGAGTCGAGCAGGATCAGCAACGTCACGGGAGGTACCGCCAGCGCACGCGGATGTTGATGCCTTGCAGCGTGACCGGAGAGCCCGAGCCCGTCAGGCCCAGGCCGATGATCGCGTCGTCGGGGTTCTCGAAGACGGGGTCAGCCGCGCCGGCTACGGCCACGTTTCGGAACGCGCCGAGGGTGCCGGCGCTGGTGCTGATCGTGAAGACGCGATTGTCCGGACTCGAGGACGAGATGGTCTCGCGCCAGATCGAACAGCCTATCGTGACGCTGACGGAAGCCTGCGCCACGTAGTAGACCATCTCCATGCCGACGATCTTGAACGGTCGCCCCGGCGCAGGTCGGTGCCCCTCGTACTCCCCGCCGCCCAGCGAACCACCCCACGGCCAGATGATCTGGTTGGCAGCTCCGGGCTTGCGATGGTTGCTGCGCCAGACGGTCCAGCCCTGCGTGCGGGTCTGCGTGCTCTCGCGCGCCACTACAGCTTACCGCTTCCGGGCGAGCCCTTGTCGTCGGCGGGGTCGACAGCACCGCGGGGGATGTTCAGGCAACGAGCGGGAGGCAGACCCTTTATGAAACCCTCCTTGGCGTCGACCACCAGGAATCCCTGCTCGCCGATGTCGAGGATCACTCGGTAGGGGAAACCGAGGTACTCGATGATCTGGCCGGCGAACTTGAGGTCTGCGCTGTCTGCCACTACTCGTCGACGTCGTCGTAGACGACCTCCATCATCACGCCGATGTTCTCGATCACCGCCGTGCCCGTGTCGAGGGCCGCGACGATCCCCCAGTCGTCCGTGGTCTCGAACGTGTTCGAGTCCACGACGTCCCCGCCGGCCTCGCTCTGCTCGAGAATGAAGTCGAGGTCTGGCGTCTCGTTCATGGACTTGGTCGTCTCGAATACGACTGTCGCTACCGTGTTCTTCCAGACCGTCACCGTCAGCACCGCCGACGCGTGTCCGGTCGTGATCGTTCCGGTGAACTCTAGGCGCGTGATGCGGCCCGGGTAAGCGGGCTTCATGCCCACCCCGCCGCCGCCGCGGTCAGTCCCGAAGAAGTGCGCCTGCGCGGTGTTGCGCAGGTTCGGACCGTGAGCGGTGTACACCACCGTGCGTCCGACTTCGGGAATGCTATCATCTTCGACGTAGGACATCTACTCGATCAGCGTAATCACGAGGGTGCCTTCGGTCGGGGCTGCGCTGAGGTAGCGCACGTGCACGTCGTCCGAGAACACACGCCCTATAGCCTCGAGGTCGATGGTCGGGTTCTTGCGAGGCAGCACGGTGATGAACGTCGAGCTGCCATTGTCGATCGAGATCTCGACAGGCTGGTCGAGGCTGTTCTGGATGATCATGCCCACGACGGGCCCCGACGGATCAATCTCCTCGGTGAAGGTGGCGTTGATGTCGCCGAACGCGAGGACGGCCTCTTCCGACGTCGCCGTGCTCGTGTCGGGTTGCACCGTGAGTGTGCCCGCGAGCGCGGAGTCGACTGACGACAACGTCGCTTCCGTCGCTGCTCCGGTCGGAAGGGGCAGCGACGCGGCGGAGACGGGCTGCGTCTCCCCGAGGTCCGCCTTCCCCTGTAGCTCGGTGAGGAGCGACGCGAGGGTCGCCTCGGTGGCGGCCCCGGTCGGCAGGGGCAGCGACGCGGCGGAGACGGCGAGGGTGCCGGCCAGAGCGGCGTCGACGGATGCGAGGGTCGCCTCGGTGGCGGCCCCGGCCGGCAATGGCAGCGACGCGGCGGAGACGGCGAGGGTGCCGGCCAGAGCGGCGTCGACGGATGCGAGGGTCGCCTCGGTGGCGGCCCCGGTCGGCAGGGGCAGGGCGCCGTGGTCGGAAGCGAGCACCACGGAGAGGGAACCGATCGCCGTCTTCGCCCCGACCGAGGCCGGGAGCTTCCCGCTCACCGCCGAGAGCGTCGCCTCGGTCGCCAGGGTGGCGAGCGTCGCCTCCGTGGCTGCGCCGGCCGGCAGGGGGAGCGACGCGACCGAGACGGCGAGAGTGCCGCCCAGGGCAGACAGGATCGACGCGAGGGTCGCCTCCGTCGCGGCGCCGGTCGGCAGGGGGAGCGACGCGACCGAGACCGCGAGCGGGTTGCTCGCGATCCCGGCCTGCGCGCCGTCTTCGTCCCCCAGCGCGATGACCTGCCAGAGGTTCCCCGCGCCGTCGTCGAGGACACGGAACGTCTTCCCGCCCGCGTCGTCTGTGCGCAGGACGGTGCTGGGGGTGAGCGGCACCTAGAGCTCCCGGCCGGGGGAGCCCCCCATCCTACCTGCTAGCCGGCCTCGGGTCCACCCTCGCGCTCGTCTGCAGCCTTCTGGGCGTCTCGACGGTACTTCAGGCCGAGCTCGAAGAGGTCGTCGTCGGTGAACCCGAACATCCGCGGACCGTACTCGGGGTCCGCCACGTTCCAGATCAACTCGAGCTTGTCGAGGGTCGAGCGCACGATCATCCCGAGCTGGCGCCGACGGATCAGGTGCCCGGCTTCGGCCTCGGACAGCTCCCGGCCGTTGATCGGGTGCTGCATGAAGTAGTTGTCGATGCGGTCGACCTGCTGCAGCACGTCCGCGACGAGCTCGTCGACAGCGCGCACCCGGGCATGCATGTCGGCGTCGGTCACGAACCCACCTCGTGCTCGTCGGACTCTCGCGGTGAGGCGACGCTGCCGTACGCGGGGTCGACCCGGTACTCGCGCCGCTCCTCGCCGCTCGTCGAGGCCGTGTCGCCGACCGTGACCACCAGCTCCCCCGCGCGCTCGAGCTGGGCACGCTGCTCGTCGCTCAGCTCCTCGAGGAGCGTCGGCGCCGAGACCGAGATCCAGGGCGACGGCCCGACGGTCTCGATCCGAGGGCCCTTCTGCGTTCGGCGCACGGTGCGCCTGCTGACGTTGTTCATGCCGATCCCTTCCACATGCTGAGCAGCTTCATCAGGGTCCACGCGATCACGACGAGGCCGATCGCCCCCTGCAGTCGATCTCCGATCTCGATGGTTCGATGGCCCATCGACGAGGTGATCGAGGGTGAGTCCTGTTTCGTCGCGGCGCGCACGAGCTCGTCCGCGGCGTGGTCGTCGCGGCTCACCACTCGATGAGCTCCAGCTTACCGTCGCGCGCTTCGATGCGAGGACCGAAGTAGTACGGCGCGAGGGGGAGCGACACGAGCTTGTGCGCGTCGGGGGTCTCGGCGGTGCCGTGCGTGAAGACCTTCGCCTTGTGCGCGCCCTCGTCGTCGACGAACCACGCGAGCTGCGCGATGGCGCCGGGCGTCTGACCGCCGCTGCGCATCAGGTAGAGCCCGCTGTCGGGCGGGACTTCGCGCTTGTGCACGATCCCGTCGACCTCGAGGGTCTCCGGGGGCTGTTCGGCGGTGCCGTTCTGTTCGTTCACGTCGTGCTCCTCTTTCGGGTGAGCCTGGAGAGTACACCGGGTCTCGGCCTCGCGCAAGCATCCTTCATCGCGGTTCGCGCGTCGGCGACGATCGCGAGCCAGAAGGACTGCGCTCCGGCAACGTTCTCGGGCTTGTTCCACCACCTCGACACCTTCGACGGGTGCGGGGCAACATAGAGCCGCGGGCCCCTATCGATGAGCTCCGCGAAGAACGGTGTCTGCGGCCCGAACCCGAAGGCGCGGGCCACGCGCCGGCCGAGGAGGACGACCTCGCGCACGCGGTTGTGGGGGTCCTTGACGTAGCGTGACAGGGCCAACGCCGAGGCACGCCCCGCGGACTCGTCGAAGTCGTCGCCCCTGCCCGAGCGCGAGGGTCCGGGCCAGCGCTGCAGCAGGTTCGCGCGCCGGAACAGCAGGTAGAGGTCCTTCACGTCGATGCCGGCGATCGCGGCCAGGTTCGGGTGCAGGCAGGCGTAGGACGCGGCGTTCTCGTCGCCGGCGTCGATCGCCTCCTGCATCTGCCGGGAAGGCGCCTCGCCGACGATGAGCGTCGGCGGTGTCCAGATCTTCGGCGCGTGGGCCTGAATCTCCGTCACGGCAGGTCAGCCAACTCGGGCGGAAGTTCGCCGACGGCGACCTTCTCCTCGAAATGAATGCACGCTAGGATGTTCCACGCAGCCTGCGCGAGGTGGTCCTCGTCTAGGTGGCCGTCGAGGCGCTGTAAGAGGTGGCGCAGCGCGCTGTCCATGCACCGGGACATCGACTGGCCCTTCTCCCAGTTGCGATCGCCATACTTCTCGGCGCCACGCTCGTACACGAGAGCGAGACGACGAAGAGCGGACGGCGACATGAGGTCGTAGCGACCCTTGCCGGCACGGGTATCCCGCCTACTGCCGGTCGAGAAGACCTCGCGCTCTCCGCTATCCTTCAGGACGTGCTCGGTCATCTCTTCTGCCCCTTCATCCAGAGGGCCAGCCCGACGGCGTCGAGCACGTCGGACCACTCGCGCGGTCGAACTTCGCCGACGATATCGGTATCACCGCAATCGTCGACGACGACGTACGGCGCCTTCGTCTCGCTCGCGTGGAACTTCCAACCGAGCTTCTTCGCCGTGCGCATGTTGTGGGGCAGCTTCGGCACGGTGCCCTTCCACTCCGTGGGGCGGGCGAAGGTCAGCGCCATGTCGCGGTTACTCCTTAGAGCAGCCCCGGCTACGGCCCCAGCGACGTGCGCCAGAGGCATGAGCTGGTTCGGGTTTGACCCCCGAGCGTGGCGGTACTCTTGGCCCTCCACGACGACGTGGTCGTAAGGGATCCAACCCTCGCACAGGTACCTCATTTCGTCTACGACCTGGCATATCATCCCCACTTCGCCCTTGGCGCGCAGCACCTGGACGCTGAGGCTCTTACGGGACAAACTCGCCAACGCCGTCACGCGCGAACCGGGGTCGACCGCGAGTATGTTCATCGCTCTTCATCCTCCCAAACGACTAGTCGGCCCTGCTCGTCGCGCACGGACTTTGCGTCCTTGTCCCAGCGCCGCATGAGCGCCGGCTCGACGGTGATCTTCACGTCGGGCACGACGACCTCCATGCAGAGGCGCATGACCCGCGCCAACTCCTCGGCACGCTCGCTCGAGCGTTCGTCGTCCTCCCACTCGCAGATGATCTCGTCGTGCACCTGGTTCAGCACGTGCGCGCCGTACAGCACCGACCCGAACTCGGGATCGCTGCACGCGCGCACGGCGTTGAACGTCGCCAGCGTGAACCCGTCCGCCGCGAAGCTCTGCAGCCCCGCGCCGTTCGCGCACTCGGTGAACGCGCAGCCAGCGCGGTATAAGCCGAGCGGGGTGTAGTAGCAGTATCGCTCGCGCCTGCGACCCGTCTCCTCGTCGACGTCGCCCGGGTTGATCGGGTCGACGCAGTTGCTGTTCACCCAGTCGAAGTACGAGCGCATCTCAGGGAACGTGCCGAACCAGATCTCTCGCAGCTTCGAGGCGGTCTCCTCGTCGACGTGGACCTTGTACGCCTTGCTGGCGGCAAAGTTCACGAACTTGGCCGGCCCCAGACCGCCCGGGTAGCCGAGCCCGGTCGGCTTCGCGAGCTTGCGGAACTTCGCGTAGATGGCGGCGACTTCCTCGTCTGCCGAGCCCTTGAGCTCCGTGAACGCGCGGTAGACCGCCATCGGGTCCTCGCGGAACTTGTAGACCGCGCCGGCGAAGTCCGGCTGCATCTCGAGCGCGATCTGCGCACCGAGGTACGCATGCAAGTCCACGCCCTCGTTGATGAGGTCGCGCATGCGACTCTGCCCGAACAGCTCGTAGCACTTCTGCGCGAGCGTGCACAGCTCCAGGCGGTCGTAGTCCGCGCTGCAGAGGACCATCCCGGGGCGCGCGACGTACGCGCGACGCACCTTCGGGTTCACGTTGTGGCCCTGCGTCGCCGGGTAGAGCTCCCTGCCCTTCTGCGCCCCGTGGCTGCTCGTGCGGTACGAGGACACCACCGGCGTGTAGTTGAAGTGCACGATCGGCGACTCGAGCGGGGGCAGCTCCTTGTTCACGATCTGCTGCAACCCCTGCCGATGGTGGAACTGCGATAGCACCTCGTCGTGCGGCGCCAGCTCGGCGACGAACGACTCCTTGGTGCTGACCTGCCCTTCGGGGTAGCGTTCGCTCGGCTCGGTCAGCAGCACCTCCACGCCGAGGCGCTCGCAGACAGCGCGCACGTGCTGGTGCAGCTTCTTGGTGTCGATAGAACCCTTCTGCCCGGCGCGCGTGCGGATGCCCGCGTCGCGACAACGCTGCAGCTCCTCGTCGGTCCACGACCGCCGCGACTCGACGTCCTCCGCGGACATCTCGAACAGCTCGGCGACGCGCTTCTTCTGGTTCGCGTACGGTGCCGGCGGCCGCTCGGGGCGCAGGATCTTGGCCTCGACGAGCAGCTCGAGCTTGTCGTCGCGCAGCTCCTCGGCGACCCAAGCCCTCAGCCTGTCCCGTTCGACGGGGTCGACGTGCCAGCCACGCGCGGTTACGAGGTAGAGCGCGAACGATAGCGCCGTCTTCTCGTACTCGCCCCTCGTGGAGTGGGGACCGTGGATGTTGCCCCGCGAGATCTCTTCCTGTCGCTCGTAGATCTCGAGCGTGCGTACGGCGTCGTTGCGCGCGTACCCCGCGGCGGCCTCCGGGTACTCGTCGGCCGGTAGCCCCATCAGCGCCGCGAAGTTGAGGCGCCAGCCCTCGGGGTCGTCCTTCTCCTCGCGCATGTCCACGCCGAGGTGTCGCTCGGCGAGGTCGGCGAGGCTGTACTTCAGCTTCAGCTTGCTGCCGTCGGGCAGCTCCTCGTAACTGACGTCACCCGTCGTGGTGATGCGCAGGATGCGCTCGCGCACGGCGGTGTCGGTGACGAGTTCGCCGGAAGCGAGCTTCCGCCAGATGAGCGGGAGGAGTTCCGGGAGCTCACGCGCGGCTACCGCGAGGTCGAAGCCTGCGTTGTGGAAGACGAGCTGGATCTCGTCGTCCTCGAGCAGGGACTGCCAGAAGACGAGCAGGTCGTCGCGCTCACTCGAGGCGAGGAGCACGGACTGCAGCTCGTTGGTCTCGTCCCTGTAGGCCGCCGAGGTGCAGACCATACGCGGCACCACGTTCCCGGGGCCGATCAGGTCCGTCTCTGTGTCGATCGCGATGGTCAGCACGTCGTGGCTCCGGCGGGGAAAGGGCGGGGCCCTCGGTCGCGCGAGGCGACCCGAAGAGGGCTGAGTCGGGAAAGGGGAGGGTCAGCGACCCGCGAGTCCCGAGAGCCCCGCTACGTTCCGATGCTAGGCGGCGGTCTCGGCCTCGACCATCTCGGCGAGCTTGGCTTCGCCGCCGAGCACGCGGATGCCGGCCTCGTCGAGGATGTCGGCCAGCTCCGCTGCCGGCACGACGCGCTCGTAGTTCACGCGCGAGTAGACCACCGTCCCGGACTCGTTCTCCTTCTCGAAGGCGTTGAAGAGGAGAATCGTGCCAGCCACCGGCTGCGTCGGCCCGCAGACGGTCGCGGCGTGCTCGGGGCCGACCTTCCTCGGGTCGACCCCCATGCAGCAGCCGATGAAGGAGTTCAGCGCCTGGGCGGCGTACACCTTCGCCATGTTGATGAAGTCGGTGATCCGATCGCCGACGGAGTGGGGCGTGTGCGGTACCGACTTGCCCGGCTCCCCGTCCGCCCAAGTCTCGGGCGCGCTGAGGCACGCGAGCACGTCCATCTCGATCACGGTCGCCGGGATCTTGTTCCGGCCAGCCTTCGGGAGATACCGGACCTCCCGCACGAGCGCCACGTAGCGCCCCAAACGCACGTACTGCGCGACGTTCAGACCGCCGGCGCCGTCCAGGTCCGTGAACGCCCCGTCGGGAACTGCGTACTTTTCCTGTTCCATCGCTTCTCTGCTCCTGGCGGGTCGCCAGCTCGGCGCCCGCGGTTTCGTAGCCAGGGCCTCGAGGATACACCCGAGACCGGGGAAGTCAAGCCGTGTCGAACTGCTCGGACAGCATCTGCTCCTGCTCGCGGGTGAGGGTCTCCGGCTCGAAACCGCGCTCGCGCAGCACGGCGGTCGGCATCGTCTGCGGCGTGGGCTCGTACCGCGCCCAGATGACCTTCTGCACCTCGCCGGTCGTCTGCGTCTGGTACAGCGCGTCGTTCAGCCCCGCCGCGCGTGCCTCGACGTCGTAGTCCGTCACGTCGCACAGGCCCACCACGAGGTCGTCGGCGTCCTGGCCGGTGCGATGCAGTCGGCCCAGCATCTGCTGCGCGGCGACCGCGTTGCGCGGCCACTCCAGACAGAGCTGGTGCCGGTGGTGCTGCATGTTCCGCCCCGTGTTGTGCGCGAAGATCGACGCGACGAAGATGCTGCTCCTGTGCTGGGGGTCTTCGAGCTCGGGTACGTTCCCCGCCGGCGCGGGAACCACGCCCTCGATGCCGGCCTCCTGCAGCGCCTCGAGCACCCACTCGCCGACTGCCCGGTGGTAGACCCAGATGACACCACCTCGGTCAGGCAGCGCGGCGTTGCGTAGGGCCCACCGCACGGCGTAGTCGACCTTGAAGGGGCAGACGCGCACCGGTCGGCTCTCGCGCTGGGGCATCTCGCGGAACTCTTCATCCTTCATCGCCTTCCAGTAGCGGTACAGCCCCTCGCCCACGTCGCGCGCGCCGTGAGCGGCCATGTTCTGGCCCACGAGACGCGGCGTGTCGAGCTTGTCCTGCTGGCCCTTCGAGAGCCACTTGCGCAGCGCCCCCACGTACTCCTGGTGTAGGTCGTGGTGGGTCTGCGCGCGCACGATCATCTCGCGCGCGTCGTCCTCGCCGACGCCGTGCCTGCGCGCGATCTTCTCCGGCTCCGGCCAGACCTGCTGGTTGTAGAACCCGACCGTCAGCTCGCGCAGCCACTTGTGCGCCTGCACGGCGTGCGCCAACTCGTCGCCCGACGGGGTGACGTACAGGTCTCGTACCGTCTGGATCATCTCGTCGAGCTGCTTCCTACCCGCCTGGGACGGGGAGTGCACGGCGTCCTCGCGCGGGGCGTTGCGCAGCAGCAGCCCGGTGTCGAGCTGCTCTCCGCTCGACGGCACGACGCCCGGAGCCGAGGAGAAGCGAAGGCGGTAGGCACGGCGGAGTCCCTCGACCGTGCCCGTGACGGGCTCGTCGGGGAACCACGCGCGCGCCCAGTACCGCAGCGGCGCCCACCGTCGAATGGCGTCGTCGGTCGGGTCCGCGTCGGCGTCCAGCACCGCGGCGAGCTGGTAGATGAGGTCGCGGCTCATGGGCACCGGCGCGTTGCCCCCGAGGGCCCAACCGAGGAGGTGCCAATAGTCCATGAGGGACTTGTTCGTGATCGTACCTGACATGCCGACGAACTTCGTGCCGGGGTGCCCTCGCAGGTACTTCGTGATCCGCTTGGTCCGGGCGGACGTGCGGTTCTTCAGCCGGTGCACCTCGTCGCAGATCAGCACGGAGGGCTCGATGGCGTTCAGGATGTCGACTGTGTCCGGCGTGGACAGCAACGAGTACGGCATGACGTAGCAGCCGGGGAGACCGGAGCCGGCGAGTCTCCCGCGAGCTCTGACGTTGCCCTGCACGTAGTGCAGCGGTACGGTCACGGTGATCCACCTGCGGATCTGAGGTATGAGACGCACCATCGAGTCCACGTTGCCGGGAGGCACGAGCACGAGGACCTTGCGGTGCCCCTTGTCGGCGTAGCTCACCTGCGCGAGCGCGATGTCGATGAGCGTCTTGCCCCGCCCGACGGGCACGTTCCCGAACGCACCGTCGAGGTAGCTGAACTCCGAGATCATGCGCGCCTGCTCCTCGAACAGGCGAAACCCTCGACGTAGTGCGGCCTCCTGGCAGTAGATCCGGCTGATCTCCTCGATCTCCTCGGGTGTCAGCTTGCCGCGCACCGGCAAGTCGACGATCCGCCGAATCTCCGCGAAGCTCGTGCCTCGTTGCTGCTCGGGCGACGTGCCTCGCGCCTCCAGCACGGCCTCGATGTCGACCGGCGGCTTCTCCGGGGCGGGCACGTCCCGCCCGCGTGCGGCGAGCCTACGGGACAACTCGTCCACGGGCTACGCCCGCTTGCCGAGCGCCTCGCGCACCTTGCCCTCGGCGAACAGCACCGAGCTGCGCAGGGCGGCTACCGAGCGCCGATCGCGAGGAATCTCGTTCCAGCGCTTCTTGAGCTGCTTCTCGGACTCCTGCGCGCACCGCGCGAGCCGACGGATGAGCCGCGAGACCCGCCCGTTCACGCCACACCCTCCACGACGTGCGAAGCGAGGCCCCGCAGGAGAGCGACGATCTCGTCACCTTCCCGAATGCCCTCGACGTCCGCGACGACGTGCCCCGTCCCGAAGTCGGAGGCCATGCGCTCGGCGTTGCTGTTCAGCACCTCGCGCCTGTCGAAGGCGCGCATGGCCCAGAAGTTCGCGGGCGACTCCTCGCTGCCCCCGTTCGAGGGGTTCACCTCCATCGCGCGGATGTGCGCACGGAGAGCGTCGGAGAGATGGATGACCTTCCCGACGGCCGTGCCCTTGGTCGGGCGACACTTCACGTACAGCGTGAAGCCCTTGGGCGGGCGTCCGGGCCCGCGCTTGGCGGGCTTGGGGTCGAGCTCGAGCTCGGGCTTCGGCTCGGGCTTCGGCTCGGGCTTCGGCTCGGGCTTCGGCTCGGGCTTCGGCTCGGGCTTCGGCGGGTCGGTCTCGACGCGCTGCTCGGCCTTCGGCTCGGCGACGGGCGGAGCTGCCGCGCCCCCCGTCGACGCCTCGACGCCCTCGCGAGGAGTCCACTCCAGCGTGCCCGGTGCACCGCCTGGGGTGATCACGAAGTCATCGGAGGTCACGCCGCCCTCCGCCTTCTGGCGCGCGTTGCAGACGACGCACGGCCGGTTGGCCTTCGTGACTCCCGGCGTTGGGTTGCTCGAGCACGACGGACACCCGGCACTGTACCACGGCGCCGGCTCGCTGCGCTCCGCCGCAGGCGTCGGCTCGTCCGGGGCGACGGCGGTGGGCGCCTCGCCGGAGACGCTCTCGGCGGGCGGCGGACCGGAGTTCAGCTCGGGGGCAGGGGCGGACGCCGCCGCGGGCTTGCCCCGCGCGGCGAGCATCTTGGACAACCTGTCGTTCGTCACGTCGTTCGTCCTCTTGGATGTAGTCTGGTCGGTGCAGAGTCTATCCCGGTTCAGGCGGCGGAGCAAGTCGTCGTGCTCCTCGACGGAGAGTTCGCCCGAGCAGATGCGTTGAAAGTCGCACCCCCCGTAGGCCATGCAGGCGTTCGAGCCTGGTTCGGGGCCGGGCACGGACTGCCAGTCCGGCAGGGCGCGGGTCTGGAGCATCTTCGCGGCGTCGCGACGGTAGCCCTCGACCGCGGCGTCGACGTCGCTCACCGAGACCCAGCCCTCGGTCTTCCTGACCTTCGGGCGCTCCGGGTCCTTGCCGAACTGGTTGTGGCGCACGAACAGGCGCTCGGGCGGCTCCTCGCCGCGCTCGCGGTAGCGCTGCACGAGCTCCCACAAGTAGAGCAGGACCTGGGGATCCTGCTGGAGCTGCTGCGCGGACTTCGCGTAGCGCCACTTCCCGACGGTCTTGTGGTCGGTGACGCCCTCGGGCTCGAGCACGTCCACCTTGCCGACGATGCGCACCTCTCGTCCGTCGACGTCGCAGAGGAAGCGGTCGAACTCGACCTCGACCTCGCGGCCGGCGGCACGCACGAGCACGCCCTCGTCGATCGCCTTCCCGACGAGCTTCGCGATCAACGCCTGCTTCTCGGAGTCCAGGGCGACTCCCGTGTCCGGGTCGACGTGCCAGTCCTTCGGGTAGAGCTCGACGGGCTCGCCGGTCTCGGGGTCGACGCCTCGGTCGTCGGCGAGGAGCCAGCGCTCGCACACGGAGTGGAGCACGTTGCCGAAGTGGAAGTAGTCCCGGTAGTAGGTCTCCGCGCGCGCGACGCGCTGCAGCCAGTCCTTGCGGTGGCACGCGCGCCAGGCGTCGACCTGGGAGAAGGACAGGCGGACAGGCTTCTCAACCATCGCGTCGGTTCGGCAGCCTGAAGCGCGCTTCGTCACCGACGCGCACGTGCGTGCCGGCAGCGCCGGCCTCGACGATCCTGCGTAGCCGCTCGCAGCGATAGCCGTACTCCACGGCCTCTCCGAGCAGGCGGCGTGAGTCCAGCTCGCGCCAGCGCTTGCGCACCGGCTTGTCCCCGATCTTGATGGAGTACGGCTCGGTCGGGCTACCGGCAGTGCGCAGGCTGTCCAGCGTACGAGAGACGGCGCGCGAGGAGAGCGAGCGCCGCGACTTCGACGCGAACGCGTTCCGGTGGTGGTTCACCACGCCGCCGGTCGTCACGTAGATGCTGCCGTCCTGCACGACGATGGCGTCCTGGTCCTGCTTGTTGCTCTCGATCATGTGGATGACCGTCTCGACGACCTCGGGCGCGTTGCCCGAGCGCGTGCTCAGGCGTCGGACGAGTCTCGAGTCCCGCGGACCCTCCATGAGGAACCGACTGCCCCTCCTGACTTCCGGGCGAGTCGCGTGGAGGTGCAGGAAGTGCTTCGCCACGACGTGCGCGCTCGCCTCGCCGGCGTGCCCGCGCACCCATCGGCGGCCCGGGCGAGCCGTGTGCAGGAACCCTCCCTTGACGCGCAGGTACTCGGCGGCCCCCTCGTCGACCTCGAGGTGGAATAGACGCATCGCGAGCGCCTCCTGGTCGTGCGGCGAGAGGTCCTTGTCGCCGGCGAGGAGCGAGACGACGTCCTCGTTGTTCGCGGCGACGACGACGCGCATCGGGTTGTGCACCACGATCGGGGACTGGTGCTTCTGGTTCACGACCGTGGCGCTGCCGTCGACGAGCGCACGGAAGGTGTCGGCCACGTCCTTCGTGCCCGGCATCTTCGTCGGCAGGCCCTCGTTGATGAGCAGGAACGGCGTGCGTACCATCTGCGACTGGAAGTTCCCGAGCTCCTTGGTGTCGGCGAACGTCTGTGTGTCCACCGTCTCGGCGAGGCCCTGCATGAGCAGCCCCTTGCCCACACCCGGCGGGCCCTCGATCGAGAGCGCGCAGATGGGTCCGCCCTCGAAGTCCAGCGCGTGTCCGATCCAGCGCAACAGGTCGTAGTAGTTCTCGTCGCCGGCGAGGGTGTTCAACCACTCGTCGACCTCGGCGTCGTACTCGGGCTCGAGGTCCGTGCGCCGGGCGAACATGTGCATGAGGAACGTCGCGCGGTCCGTGCCGACGTCCCGGATCGTGGAACCGCCCGGCCCGATCACGCCCTCGGCGGCGCGCACGATCGTGCCGCAGCGGTTGAGCAGAGTCTGCGGCGAAACCTCGCGCAGCCGTCCCGTGGTCGGGTCCTCCTCGACGAGGTCCACCATCGAGTCCATGCCGAGCTCGCGCACGCGCGCCGGCACGAGCCCCGCGGATACCGGGAGCGAGTCGTAGAACCCGTCGCGGCGCATGACGTGGAACGAGCGGCCGTGGCAGGCGACCAGGTGCTCATCGAGCCAGTCGCCGGCCTCGTCGTCAGTGCCGGTCAGCGACGAGTGGTCGCACCACGTCCGCACGCCCTCGAGCATCTTCGCGCGGACGGACTCCCTCCCTTCCTCGCGGGTGCGCTGGTCTTCGTCCTCGACGCGCTTGCGCTCCTGCTCGCGCGCCCAGCAGTAGAGCACCGCCTCCCAGAGGGTCTCGAACGGGTCGTCGCGACACGTCTGCGGGTCGATGCGGAGCATCGCGTCGACGAAGACGGCGAAGACGAGCTCGGGCGTCGTACCGTCCAGTCGGTGCAGCGCCGCGCACGCCTCCCCCACGTAGCGCATGATCGCGTGGTGTCGCTCCCCCTGCGGTGCGACCTCCGCGCCCTCGAACGCGCACGCGTAGCAGCTCCGCCCGCGCAGTCGTTTGCGCGCCTCGCGCAGCCAGGGCGTCATCACTAGATTGCCGGTCTTGTCGCTCCGCTCGCGCAGCAGGTCGCGCGACGCGCTCGGGTCGGGCATCGGGAGGTCGAGGGCCGGCGCGTCCACGGAAGTAGTCTTCCGCGCCTCGACGCGGACGAGTCGATCCACGTCGAGGCGCGCGCCCTCCTGGACGACGCACTCGAAGAGCGGGTGCTGGGAAGTCCGCTGCCCGTCGCGCAGCACGCGCGGCAGTCGGAAGAGCCGCGTCCAGTCCGCGCAGCTCGGGTCCAGCGCGATGCCGTGCTGCGCGAAGTCCCGCACGACCGCGCGCACCCAACCCTCGGCCTCGTCGACGGGGACGGGGCGCTCCAGCACGTAGACGAGACGCATCCCGCCGCGCGTCGTGTACGCGGCGTAGAAGCAGCCCGCCAGCCACAGCCCGGCGTCGGCTGCGTTGGCGAGCTGCTCGACCATCGCCTCGTACCTGTCCCCGTCGAGGTCGACGTGGCCGGGCGTGTCCCAGTCGAACATCATGCACGTGGCGAGCACGTCGCCCCCGAGCGCACGGAAGGGCTCGAGGACGGACTTGTTGAGGCGCGGCCACTTCGTCTGGCCGGTCGGCGCGTACGTGGTGACGTGCGCGTCCGACGGCCACTCGCGGGAAAGCGCCTCGTACAGGGGGACGCACTCCATGAGCGGGACGCCGGGCCCGGGACGCCGGGCCCCGACTTGCCGACGGTCGCGGCAGACGCCGACGACGGGCAGTTGCTCTCTCGCCTCCAAGGACCTCCTAGACTACGGCAAGCTAGACGACCCCGCAAGGGGCGTCGAGGTCGAAGGCTCCCCCGGCGCGCGGGCGCGGGCGCCAGCTCGTGCCGCCCGCGTCCCGGGAGGGAGTCGCGTCCCGCGTCGGAGTCCGCGTCCCGCGGGGCAGTCGTCGCGCGGGGACGACGGAGTCGCGGGCGTCGACCTCGTGCGGGTCGTGGAGCTGCACGACGACGGGCCGGCCGTCGGGGCCGCGCAGTGCGGGCACCTCGTCGTAGCGCGGATCATCGCGGAAGTCGGCGTCGGAGCGGGGCGGGTCGTCTGGTTCGGACTCGCCATAGAGTCCCAGCTTCTCTGACCAGTCGCGTTGCTGCTCGGTCTGCTCGAAGGAAAGCCACTTACACTCATAGGGGTACTTGACGCCCTGCGGCTGCTGCCCGATGCGTGCGCGCGCCTCTGCCACGTCCGCCGCCGGGTCCGAGAAAAGGTGATCCCAACCCTCGGGCTCCGGCTCGGGCACGAACCCCTCGACCAACTCGGGCGGTGGCGCGGTCGCGTCCCGGCGGGCAGTCACGCCGGTTCGCCCGGGACCACCTCGGCGTCCGGGTAGACCTCCACGAGCGTGCCGAACGAAAAGGAAGTCTTAGCACCGTCCCCAATCCGGGTTGCTGATACGGCTAAACCCTTTCGATCTAGCCTGCTGAGTGCATACCACCCGCCGCTACGTGAGCGTACCAGGGTGCCGGGCAGGCACTCGTCAACCGGAACGCACTTCTGCGTCGTCCTTGTAGCTACCTTCATCGTCCTAGTCTCCAGTCAGAAACCGCCGCGCAGTCGCCTGCGCAGCGGGCCGCGGTTCGTGGCGTCGATTCGCTTACCTTCCACCATCCGCGCGGCGCGGAAGATCGCCCACCGGCGCGAGAAGTCGCTTCGCCGTCGGTTCGCGCCGCGCGCTCGCGCAGCACGCCGACGCTGCCGGGCGACGTGCTCGGGCACGCCCGGCGGGGCGTCCCCGGCGGCGGTCGCCGTAGCGCGCACGCGCGGGGCCAACCTCTTCCAGGCCCGGCCCAGCGTCCTCAGCATCGGCCCTCTCTCCGTTCGTCAGGGGGAGGGAGGCTACCCCGCGCACGTCCGCCGGTCAAGTCAGGGTCCCCCAGGAAGCGCCACAGCAGCACGAAGCACGCGACGACGAGCCCGGCGTGCGGTAGCAGGAGCACGCGAGCGGCGAGGTCGGGCCGCGCCTCCAGCCATGGCACGGCGGCGCACGCGACAAGAATCGTTGAGGACATGGCGAGCGCCGTCCCGAGCACGGAGGCCCGGCGCAGCTCGAGGATGTAGTCGGGTCGCCGAGTCACCCGCGCACCCTGAAGGGGTCGGGAGGCTCCGGCTTCCCATGATGTTCTCCTGAGTGAGTGAGTCACTCCGACGAGTCCGTCGAAGAGATCAGGTGATCGGCGCTGCCGGGCGCGCACTTCTCGCGGATCAGGTCGACCATCAGGTCGTAGGGCCGACGGACAGGCCGGTCGGGATCCCAGAGGTCGCGCTGCTCCTCGAAGTAGGCCGCGCGCTGCACCGAAACGCCGTCGTAGGGACAACCGCCCGAGCCAGACGCCCAGTCGTCGAAGGCCGACGGGTCCGGGTGGTTCGCGGCATCCCATACCATAAGGTCCGCGCACAGCTCGTCAGAGACCGGCCCCCACCATGCCAGCAGCAAGACCGTGGGCGCGACCAGGCTCGCGCCGAACAGGCTCGCGCCGGACAGGACCGCGTCGCGCAGGTCCGCGTGGGAGCCTCCGGGCTCCCCGCGCAGCCACGCCGCATGACGGCCAAGGATCGCCCGCAGCTCGTCGTAGGTGTAACTTCCCATGATGCTCTCCTGAGTGAGTGAGTGAGTCCCGCCTACCAGTCGTAGACCGCCAAGCCCTCGATCCTGTCGGCGTCAGCGGGGTGCAGGTGCGCGGTCGAGAGAACGAAGTTGTCCACCTCCTCGCGCCGGGGGAGATCCGTCAGGAACGAAGGTACCTCGTCTCGGCGCGTGCCGCCGTCGGTGACATCCCCGTAGAGCCGGAGCAACAGGAGGCCCCGGCGTGCTCGTTCGGCGTTCGTAGGTCCGGTCATCTCATCATCCCGCGCGCATCAGGTATTCGACGCCGTCGAAGTCGACGGCCATGTAGTCCGCTTCCAGCTCTTCGGCGGCCTGATCCCAGTCGATGCAGCGTCCCGGCCACGTGTCCGGCGCGGTCTCGCCGATGTCGTCGGCCAGCTCGCGCACGTACGCAGGCCAGTAGCTCCGCCGGATCAGGGTCTCGCCGTGGGTCCAGTCGGGAGCGTAGCCCTCGCACTCCTCGGAGAGCGCTTCCAGAGCGCGAAGCTCGGCGAGGTCGTCCGCGTCGGCGGTCACATCGTCGCGCAGCTCCTTTAGCTCCTCGATTCGCTCGATCACGTCGCGCGAGTCGATCACGTCCTGAGTGTTGTCTACGTCCTGCATCGTAGTCGTCTCCGTAGTCAGTCAACAGGCGGAGGGTACCGCCGCCCAGTCGTCCAGTCGTCTCCGTAGTCAGTCAACAGGCGGAGGGTACCGCCGCCCAGTCGTCCAGTCGTCTCCGTAGTCAGTCAACAGGCGGAGGGTACCGCCGCCCAGTCGTCCAGTCATCCAGTCGTCCAGTCGTCCAGTCGTCCAGT